TTATCGGTTAGATAACATCGCCAATGTTGAACTTGGTGAGAGTAAACTTTCTTATGATGAATATGACAATCTTCATCAACTATATCGTTTGAACTATCAAAAGTTTATTGAATATAATATTAAAGACGTTGAACTAATTGAGAAACTTGAAGATAAACTAAAACTTATCGAACTCGGTTTAACTCTTGCTTATGATACCAAATCAAATTACGATGATATTTTCACTCAAACCAGGATGTGGGATGCTCTAATTTATAATAACTTGATGGAAAAAGGTATCGTCGTTCCACCTAGAGAAATTAGTGAAAAAGATTCAGCATTTGAGGGTGCATATGTTAAAGAACCACAAATCGGTATGCATGATTGGGTTGCATCATTCGATTTGAACTCACTCTACCCACATTTGATGATGCAGTATAACATTTCGCCAGAGACTTTGGTAGATCCCAAAGATTATGATCAGGAGATGTTTGATATTATCAGTCGTGGTGTTACTGTTGAAAAACTTCTGAACAAAGAAATCAACACAGATTCTTTGCGTGGTGTTACTTTAACTCCTAATGGGCAATTCTTTCGTACAGACAAACAAGGTTTCTTGCCAAAGATGCTTGAGGACATGTATGAAGATCGCAAGAAGTTTAAGAAGATGATGCTCCAAGCAAAGCAAGAATATGAGAATGAAAAAGATGTGGGTAAGAAAGTAGAAATCAAAAAGCGTATTGCTCGTTATGATAATCTGCAACTTGCTAAAAAAGTTTCGCTGAACTCTGCTTATGGTGCGATGGGTTCTCAATATTTCCGATTTTTCGATTTGAGGCAAGCACTCGCAGTTACACTAGCTGGGCAGCTATCAATTCGTTGGATTGAGAATCGACTAAATCAATATATGAACTCGCTTTTGAAAACGGATGGAATTGATTATGTCGTTGCTTCGGATACAGACTCGATTTATTTGCGTCTTGGTGAACTTGTTAACAAAGTTTTTTCTGAAAAGAAAGATACTGAGAAAGTTATCGCCTTCATGGATCGTGTATGTGAGGATAAATTTCAACCGTTTATTGATAAAAGTTACTCTGAACTTGCTGAATATGTCCATGCATACGCGCAAAAAATGCAGATGAAACGTGAGGGTCTTTCTGACAAAGGTATTTGGACTGCGAAGAAACGTTATATTCTAAATGTTTATAACAATGAGGGTGTTCAGTATAAAGAACCCCAAATGAAAGTTATGGGTCTAGAGATGGTCAAATCCTCTACACCTTCCGCTATTCGCGAGAGAATGAAAGAAGTGATCAAGTTGACAGTAACATCAGATGAGAATGATGTTCAAAAGTTTATTGAAAACTTTAAAAGAGACTTCAACGAATTTCCTCCAGAAGAAATATCTTTTCCTCGTTCAGTCAATGGACTAGACAAATATTCAGACAATAAAGTGATATATACTAAAGGTACTCCGATTCATGTGAAGGGTGCTCTTCTATATAATCATCTATTGAATAAAAAAGGTCTCTCTAAAAAGTATCCTCTCATTCAAGAAGGTGAAAAGTTAAAATTTACATATCTAAAGAAGCCGAATCCTATTGATGATACTGTTATATCATATCCCAACAGATTACCATCAGAATTTAATCTTGACAAGTATGTCGATTATGATTTACAATTCGAGAAAGCATTTCTTGAGCCTGTCAAGATCATTCTAGATAGCATCGGTTGGTCAGCAGAGAAAACTAATTCATTGGACAGCTTTTTCTAAGGAAATATTATGAGTTTATTGGATAAAATCAAAAAGAATTCTACAATTAAAGATGCATCGATTCTTTCGAAATCGAAATTCTTTAATGATAAAGATATGATTCCTACTGGAATCCCGATGGTAAATGTAGCATTGAGTGGTAGACTGGATGGTGGGCTTACTCCAGGTTTAACTATGTGGGCTGGTCCTTCTAAACATTTTAAATCAGCATTTAGTCTTTTGATGGCTAAATCATACATGGAGAAATATGAAGATTCTGTTCTATTGTTTTATGACTCTGAGTTTGGTACTCCTCAGTCTTACTTTAATACATTCAGCATCAATACTGAACGAGTCCTTCACACACCCATTACCGATATTGAACAATTAAAGTTTGATATCATGAAGCAACTGGAAACGATTGAACGAGGTGAGCGTGTAATGATCATCGTTGATTCGATTGGTAATCTTGCTTCGAAGAAAGAAGTTGAAGATGCACTGGATCAAAAGTCTGTTGCTGATATGAGCCGAGCGAAACAAGTTAAAAGTTTGTTTCGTATGGTTACACCTCATCTCACACTGAAAGATATTCCAATGGTTGTTGTGAATCATACCTATAAAGAAATTGGTATGTTTCCGAAAGATATTGTTGGTGGTGGTACAGGCTCATACTATTCAGCAGATAACATTTTCATTCTTGGTCGCCAACAAGAAAAAGATGGCACTGAAATTACTGGTTATAACTTTATTATTAATGTGGAGAAATCTCGCTATGTCAAAGAAAAATCAAAAATTCCTATCTCTGTTTCGTTCGAAGGTGGTATTCAAAAATACTCCGGGCTCCTGGATGTAGCACTTGATGGAGACTTTGTAATTAAGCCAAGCAACGGCTGGTATTCAAAAGTCAATAAAGAGACAGGTGAAATTGCTGATAAAAAATATCGTTTCGATGCAACACAAACAGAAGAATTTTGGAAAGATATATTAAATAATCCAGAATTTAAAGAATATGTGAGAAAGAAATATGAAATCGCTTATGGAAACATTATGGGAAATGCTTCAGTTTTGGAAGAAGCCCAAGAAACTGAATCTTGATGAGGACTTTCAGTTTCACGATTTTCCTGAAACAGATTTGACTGGCATAAGGATTCTTAAAGGTCCTTATGCTGGTGTTTTATATTATTATACAAACGCATCTGTAGAGGAAAGTGGACATTTAGCCACACTAAAGTTTGGTTTTATGATTGTGGACTCAGATAATCATAGCAAAAATGACTTAGAAAAAGATGAAAACTATGTTATAATGCTTGGTGACATTCTCTCTGAAATTATTCTAATGGAAGGTAACTTTGAATCGCCTCGAACACTCTATTCTGAAAAATCTGATCTATAATGAAGATTATACTCGAAAGGTTATGCCTTTCATCAACCAAGAATATTTTTCCGACTCTACAGAAAAATATATTTTCAAAGAAGTAAAAGATTTTATTGAGAAATACAAAACTATGCCAACGAAAGAAGCGTTGGTAATTAATTTTGTAGAGTCTAAAACTTTAACTGAAGAGCAGGTAAGAAATTGTGTCGATCTTGTAAACGAGATTCACAAGCACAAAGATGAACCTACGGAAACTCAGTGGCTAACTGAACAGACTGAAAAGTTTTGTCAAGATCGAGCATTGTATAATGCAATCATGGAATCAGTTAGTATTCTTGATGATAAGAAAACTAATAAATCAAAAGGTGAAATACCCAAGATTCTTTCCGATGCACTGGGTGTTTCTTTCGACAATAATGTTGGTCATGACTATATTAACGACTATGAAAGACGTTTTGAATTTTATCATCAAAAAGAAGAACGAATACCTTTCGACTTGGATTACTTCAACAAGATTACAAAAGGTGGGCTACCTAACAAAACACTCAATATCGCTCTTGCTGGGACTGGTGTTGGTAAGTCTCTTTTCATGTGTCATGTTGCTGCATCGTGTATTTCTCAGGGCTATGATGTTTTGTATATCACAATGGAGATGGCTGAAGAAAAAATTGCAGAAAGAATCGATGCGAACCTACTGAACATCGGTATCAACGATTTGCATGTAATTCCTAAAGAAGATTACACCAGAAGATTTTCTGCACTTCAGAGTAAAACACAAGGTAAACTTATTATCAAAGAGTATCCGACTGCATCAGCTAGTGCATTACATTTTCGATCATTACTGAATGAACTTCAATTGAAGAAGAATTTCAGACCAAAGATTATTTTTATCGATTATTTGAATATCTGTTGTTCCAGTCGATTGAAGATGGGAAGCAGTGTCAATTCTTATACCTATATCAAATCAATCGCTGAAGAACTTCGTGGGCTTGCTGTAGAATTTGCTGTTCCAATCGTTTCAGCTACACAAACAACTCGATCAGGTTTCAGTAACTCTGACGTTGGGCTAGAAGATACCAGTGAATCGTTTGGTCTTCCAGCGACGGCTGACTTCATGTTTGCACTTATCAGCACAGAGGAATTGCAACAACTTGGGCAGATGATGGTCAAACAGTTGAAAAATCGATACAATGACCCTGGTGTTAATAAAAAGTTTGTGGTTGGAGTTGATCGGTCGAAGATGAGACTGTATGATGTAGAGAGTAATGCACAAGACTTGATTGACTCTGGAATCGAAGATGATGTGCCAGTTAACACTTTTGGAAATCGTGAACGTAGAAGTTTTGGCTCTAAATTCGGTGGTGTGAAAGTATAAATATCCAATAAAACATTGGAGTTTACATGGCTGGCGCATCGGCAGAAAGACAAGAAACAGGCGTAATACAGAAAATTAATAACGCTTTTAAACTCAATAAAAGAAATCCAATAACATTAAAAGCTGGCTCTACAGTAATTGAGGGAGTAGTTTCTGCTGAAAAGTATTCTGGAAGACAGCTTGGTGGATCAGAGCCGTATACCGATGTTGTCATCTATGTTCTTAGAGCAGGTAAAAAAGTTCCAATTAATTGTTCTCTGAAAGGAGAATCCGCTCCCTCATTAGCTGGAGGCGGATTAAAAGGATTAGAATTAGCTGTTCCTGGTATAGCCAAAAAATTCATGAATAAAGCATATACTGAGCTTAGGGATAAAAAAAAGCTTAAGGCAGGAGATAAAGTTCCAGATGTTTTCGGAAAAATATCCAATAAAGATAAAAAATTGATCGTTGTCGGAAATGAACAAATGGGTGGACCTATAGATTTCATGTATATTGGTCCTATGAATGTTGTTGGTAATTATGATAATAAAAAAAATGTTTTAACTTTGAATGGATCTTTGACTGAAGCCGAAGAATTCGCCAAGACACACGATTTGTATTTTAGACTAAGGGCTAGAAGAGAAGATCAAAGATTTGATCCTGATGCGAAAGATAAAGATGGAACACCAAAAGTTTACGGCAAATCGCCTTCTAGAGGTGATAGTGCTGGTCGTATAGTTGTCACGGATAAAGTACCAGCTACTGGAGTAATAGTACAATTATGAATTTCAGAGACTTCCTAAACGAATCAGCCAAAGAAGGAAAGAATGTTCACTTGGAACATATCGAGGACGAGGTGATCAATCGTGGTGTTCCTGGTGCTAGAGATGCCATTAATTTTTTACGCTCTTTAAGAGATATGCTTGCAGGCAATGCAGATTCGAAAGTAAATGTCACAACAAAATGGGATGGCGCTCCAGCAGTCTTCGCGGGTATTAATCCAGAAAACGGAAAATTCTTCGTTGCAACTAAAGGCATTTTTAATGTTGATGCAAAGCTAAATTATACTGATGAAGATATCGATAGAAATCATCCAGGTGAAGGATTGAATAAAAAACTCAAAACTGCACTCACATATCTGCCTAAACTAGGAATAAAGGGTATCCTTCAAGGTGATATGATGTTTGGTGAAGATGATTTAGGAGAAGCAGAAAAAGAAATAGATGGGCAAATGTATTTGACATTTAAACCTAATACGATTGTCTATGCTGTACCAGTCGAAAGCAAATTGGCTAAATCGATGAAAGCAGCTAAGATGGGGATAGTATTTCACACCTCATATACAGGCAAAACTATAGAATCGTTAAAAGCATCATTCAACATCGATATTAATAATTTGACTAGAACAAAAGATGTTTGGTTTAGAGATGCATACTTCATTGATGCATCAGGTACAGTAACTTTTACTAAAGAAGAAACGAAACAAATTACATCTATCCTATCTCAAGCAGGTACCGTATTTTCTAGAATCAATTCTTTAACGATGAATCGTATTGCTGCATCAGACATTATACAAACTCAAATTAAAACATTTAATAACACCAAAGTTCGTTCAGGGCAAAAAATAACTAGTCCGGTGTCACATGCTGTTGAGTTGACTAAATGGGTCGAAGATAAACTCAATAAAGAAATTTTATCTGCTAAGAAGAAAGATACCAGAGAAAAAAGAATGGCAGAAAAAAATGAGTTAGTACGATTCTACAGAGGAAACAACTCCGATTTGGTTGCAATATTCACATTACAAAACCTATTAGTTGATGCTAAAAATATGATCATCAAAAAGCTTCAACAGATAAAACAAGTGACAAACACCTTTGTTCAAACCGAGGATGGGTATAAAATTACTAATCCAGAAGGCTTCGTTGCGGTTGATAAACTAAAAGGAAATGCAGTTAAACTAGTTGATAGACTAGAATTTAGTCATCTAAACTTTACTGCACAGAAAAACTGGAGTAAGTAATGTATACCTTTAAACAATTTGAAGTGTTACATGAAGCAGCATATGCTGGTAATATTGGTATTATGGAACTAATTAAATTTAAAAAACATGCAACTAGTGATCAGAAAAAAACTTTTGATAATCATGTAAAAAATAAAAATCATAAAGAAGCATGGGATTTAGTTCAGAAAGTCACTGGAGTTAAACTACATAAAAGTGTGAGTGAAGAAAAGAAATCTCCACATCCTGATATTTTACCTGTCGCCGGCGCAGGACAATGGGGAACAAAACATTTAGTTAATAGATATAAAAAGGATACGCCGGGACAATAAACTGGAGTTTGTTATGAAAGATTTGATCGTTGGTTGCATTACTAATTATAACT